ACTTGTTTTCTGTAAGCGTGAGCTTGGTCTTTAATAGCAGGAGGCGCGTTCTCAGAAATACCTATAATTCTGTTCACACAACGAACCGCTACTTCTTCTGGAGTGAACCCTCGATTGTCTGTTGTCTCTACCGTAACGGCAAAATCATTTGACATACTAAGTGAGTTTGTTAACATTAACTTTTCTGCCTTCTAATTTGACCAGTTCGGTACTCATCAGATACTTCTTCTGCTTCTCCAAAATTCTTTAGTCTTGATATTGCTTCCCCAAATCTAGAATTGTACATAGCCATAACGTCTTGTTCCCCCTTCATGTATGTGCTTGCCTCAATCAATGTGCCGTATAACAACGCTATTTCTGCATTTTCACTCATCCAACTAATAGTTGTATCAGCCCCTGTAGAAGTTACAGTAGTTGTTGCTCCACTGGTTGTACCAGTAATCGTTTCACCATCTGTAAAAGTACCAGAAGGAACTAATATTGATAATGTAGTTGAGCTTAAAATAGCTTTAATAGTAGAAACTACCTCACTTGTTCCACCAGTAATCGTTTCACCAACGGTGAAGCTCCCGGTTGCTCCAACTGTTAATACAAGCAAACTCTCCGTCAAACTAGCTGGTCGATAAAAGTAACTTAATGTCGTTGTGTACGCTGCATCAGGTGTAGGACCTATAACCAAGTTATTAACGTCAAACTGTGCATAATACTTAGGAGTACCTGTAGTAGCTGGATTTGGATTATACGTTTGTACATAATCTAAGTCCTTGAACATCAAGAATACATAGTTGCTACTATTTGTAATACTTAGAGAAAAAGGAGCTAAAAAGTCAGACGGAACATTTAAGAATTGATTACCACTAGCCATTATTCCAGCCGCGTTTTTTTGGAATTCGTTTAATTGTACAGATTTCAATACTCTTTCTTCAGCCAACTCTACGAACATCCCCATGTTTGCAACAAAGGATGCTTCATCGTTTTGAGTATAGTCCTGAACAGATTCGCGTAATGTTGTGAATGTAAAGCTCATTATGTTTGTACCTCAACTTCTCCTATTGAACCTATAGCTACCAGATTATTTGGAGGATTAATACCATTATCAGTGCTACCCCCTACAGGGTTCCATCCCCATTGGATATTTCTTTGTGCTACTAGGTTTTGTTCTGGTCTAGGGTTTTTTAAAGCTTGAGGATCAGCTTGTACTTTAGCTGGCGATAATTGAGGATGTTTTGGCTCATATTCATCTTCCCCAACAAGAAATCCATTCCACTCTTTACGCATATCTCTTAGACGAAATCTAAAACCAGAACGGTCTGATATTCCGTAAGCATTTGCATCTGAAGCGTATCGACCCATCTTATCCTCTAATTAAAACTTTTTAACAAACTCAAGACCCGCACCCGTTACGTTTCCGTTTATATCCATTTTTACTCTAGTACCTAAAGAACTATTCTTAGTGCCAAAAGGATCTTTCTGCGTGTAAGTTACACCGCCACCACTAATCCCAAGACGCCTAAGAACCTTGCCTCCTGGTATGTTAGAAAGAATATTTCCTGTGTCTAAACTAAAGTTTTTAGTGTAATCTGCCATTATACCCTCAAATAACTGATACTAGGTTGTAGTTTAAGCGATACCGCTTCTTCATCTTCTTGCGCCGCTCGTAAGAACTCTTCTTCATATAGAGCTTTTAAAATCTGTACACGATCTGGAGCTTTCTTAACAGAAAGATAGTATGCTAATCCAGCAATCATACAGGGATAAAATCTATAAGGCAGGTCAGTAGTATTTACCAATGCGTCAGCGTCTTCAATGCGTTTAACAAAATAATACCTAAGTTCATCTGTACTGTTTTCTGGTGTAGGCCAAACACTAACTGTTGGAGTAATTGATCTTGCAAAATAGTATTGAGTAGGCCGACCAGTAGTAGATTTGTTTGGAATATTTAAATATTCACCCCTAGAAATAGAGTTAATAGTTATGTCTGAGTTATCTCTTCTAATAACAACATCAAGTAAATCCCCTACGGACTGAGCATCCTCTAGTGATGGAGAAGAAGTAACTGTAGTGGTTGCAGCACTTGTTCCGCCAGTAATGGTTTCATTAGCGGCAAAAGTAGCCGTTGGCACAGATATGGTTACAGTTGTACTAGATGGTTTTGTTAGAATAAATGCCGTAGCTCCGCTTGTTCCGCCAGTAATGGTTTCCCCTACAGTAAAGCTGGTAGATGCACCTATTGTCATTGTTATTGTACCAAGAGGATATTCAATTACTCCAGACGCAACTGTTTGAGAAGCAAACTTTATTGTCCATAAGTTAAGGCCCCGGTTAGCCCATTCAGCAAACAAGATATTTAAAGATCTTCTAGCTGTCTTGGCTTCGTATCCAGTTCGTATTTCTATGCCACAACGCTCATAAGCCTCTTCTATAATATCAGAGACGTCTAATTGAAAATCTGTTGAACCTGAAGTTGCCATCAGACTTTACCTTTCTTTTTCTTAGTTTTTCTAGGCTTCCCCTTGTCGGTTCTAACTTTTCTTTCTACCACGGTTTTTTCTATTGGTTTTTCTTTTTGAAAGATACTCAATAGTCTTTTTAGAAACTCTTTCATTTTTCTTCCTTCGCGACGGTGATTTTGTAATTTGTTTCGCCATTTGAGACCGAGCCATAGTCATTGGATATTTTCCTTCTAATAAAATCTTCCCACAAAGGTGTGATCATTCGATGGTTCTCAGACACTTTAAAAGAAGTTAATTCGCTTGTTTTATCAAGCGAAATCAGGGTGAAGCACATCCAAGACATTACACCTGTAATAAAAACAACAATGACACTAGAAAATATTTGTTTTAACATTAACGACATTTCCACCGCTTTCTAGCTTGCCTTAAACGGCTGTTTGGATCTTTAGCCGCTTTTGGAAACTTTTTCATTTGACCAGCAGATCGAGCACAATATGACTTACGTCTTTTTGCATCTTTACTGCCTGCCTTCACCTTACCAGTAACAGCCGTCTTTAACTTACTGCCAGGGTTCTTTCTTCTATAAGACTTAACACCCGCTTTAGTCATTCCCGCACCACTTTTTGTGGGACGAAAGTTCTTTTTATTACGAGCAGGCATTTCTCCTTTAGAAGCCATCTTAAATCCTATGCGTGGTAAAACATCATCAAATCAACTGTGCCAACGATAAAAGTAACAAAACAACCGTCTTTAAATAAAACACCATCAGAAGGAACAAAAGGATCTTCTGATGAACTATCTGTTCCTATCGTTCTAGCCTGTATAAGTTCTGTGCCAGTTCCACCTTCATTCCTGATGTTTAGAGTTCCTGCTGTGCCACCAGAATAAACTGAAAAACCTTGAAGCCGACATCTGCCCGCAAAAACTACACCTAAAGCGTTGTTGTTAATACCTGCTGATACGTTTCCTGCTGGGTTGCCAACTGCTGTTATACTTGCAATTGTTTTAAAGTACCCAGAGCTTGTTGCTGTTCCAGCATTTGCTCCAGTTAAGTTCTCTGTAAGAGCAGAACCATTTACATCCGTACCAACTATATTAAATGATTTTGAAGAATCATTTCCTGCTGATAAAATTGTTACCTGTCTTCCAGAAGCATTTGTGACACTTCCGCCATCAGCTAAAGCACCGCCAATTACTAGAGCCGCGTTGTTACCAACGGAAGCCGCTACTGATATTCCGTCTGCGTCTAAAGCTACTTCATCGCTAATAATGACTGGGGTTACGTCTGATACCATTTCAATCTCCTATAAGAAAGGCGGGGCGTTAACCCCGCCAAATTAAACATTAGGCTGCGAAAAGAAACGTACCAGTAGTACCCGCGCCAAGATGCTGAAGGTTGTACGAGACATTCCATTTTCCTACTGTTGTGCAAGTAAAGTAGATGTAAGAACCAATGCTCATTAAATTTGTTGTCGCGTTTGCAGGAGTGAACTTTAACAAAGTTTCTCCAACAGTAGACGCATCAAACGTAACCGCGCTACTTCCACGGCTCTCCATGATGCTGCCCGTTTCATAAACATCACTGCCCGCGCAATCAAAACTTAAGAAAGCAGTGCCGCCAGTAGTGTCTACCGATTGAGCGTGTATACACACAACACCTACTGTGGCAGCAGGAAGAGTAGTAATCTGTTGTGCTCCGCCAGTAAATGGGTTGGTGTTAATTCCAGCAACATAAGAAACGGTAGCTCCTGTAGCTTTGGCAGTTACAGTTAAACCTTTTAAGGTGGGCATTCCGCCAGAAAAGACAGATCCAGCAACCGTAAGGTTTCCGCCAATGCTAGTGTTGTTAGAAAAGGTGGAGTTAGTTGTTACTGCACCTGTTGAGTCTGCAACGGATATATCATTAAATCCATTTTCAGAACGGACTGGTCCGTTAAATGTTGTATTAGCCATGTTGTCTCCTTGTCGTGGCTAGAGTCAGTCGCAGGATGCAACTGTCAAGGTGCCTTTACGATACACCACCTTTTAACAAAAAGAAAGAGGGTAACTTATACTATCACTCGCTTGACTTTTCTTTAAGAACTAATCCAAATATAGCGCAGATAATTCCTGCCCAAGTTAGTAATGGCATAGTTAATAAAATGCCTAGCCCAACGCCAACAACAGCCGCAGCACCGTAGCTTGAAGGCTCTTTTAATCTTCCTTTAATCCAATCCATATTCTTTCCTTCTTTAAATTAAAAAAAGGGGCGACATAAGCCGCCCCGATTCATTCCACAGGGAGGGTGGAATTATGCCCCTGGTGATCCGAAGATACAACGAGGGTCACTAAATCCGAACGAGTAACGTTCGCGAGCTTTAAATCGCATGTTACCTGTATCGAAGTCAGCCTCCATTTTTGTTTGAAGTGCTAAACGCTCAAAGTGGATCATTCCACGAGGAGCATCAGTCATAACAAAGAACGCATCTGTATCCGTTAGGAAGTCATTGACGGCATAGCCTTCAGGTAACATTCCCATTGAACGAATTGCGTTTGTGTCATTGTCCGCAGTTCCCACACGTAGATTAGAAACCATTAGTCTCTCTGCAACAAACTGAAGTTGACGAGGTATAACAAGTTTCATTCCACGTAGTGCAACCTTAAGACCACGTTCATCAACAAAACCAGCAATATTAATTAACGCATCTTCAAGAGAAGTTTCGTTAAGATCTGCTGCTGTACTTGGCTCATTTGCAAAAGTGCCACCATTGGTTAGAGGGTGAGAAGCGTCACAAAGTGCTACTCCGTCTCCACCAGCAGATACTCCAGCAGCGAACGCATTGTTCAATACCGCAGCAGCTTTTACTTGCTTAGTGTGAGCCATTGATCTGGCGAGAGCACGGGTGTACCGACTTCCGAGGCGATCATAAAGATTATCCTCGATAGCTTCTTCCGTAATCGAAAATGCCAAAGCAATAGTTTCGTTGTTGTAACGAGCAGTATATGCTTCGTTAGCGTCGTCAAAGTTGACGGCTGAACCTTCTGATTTAGTTGGTGCAGCGCCAAATCCAGATAGCATAACTTCTTCCTCGAATGCACGATCTGAGGATTCAGTAGCATAAATTTCTGAATGTTGGTTCTCGTACCTGTCGTACTCCATGCCAAATAAAGCATTGAGACCAGGTTCTAGCTCTTTCGCTAGTTGTGCGCGTGATATAGCCAT